CAGCTTTCTCTTATTGAAGATGCTATTGTTATCTATCGTTTGGTAAGAGCTCCAGAACGTCTCGTATTTAACGTTGATGTTGGTAATATGGCTCCACCAAAAGCTGAAGCATATCTACGAAAGCTTATTCAGAACTATTGGGCTCGTAAGACCTTTGACAACGACCAAACTAATGTAGTTAATAAATTTAATCCGCAATCAATGCTTGATGCATTTTGGTTTGCTAAACGACAGGGTTCTGAAGGCACTTCTGTTAAACAGCTTCCTGGAGGTGCTAATCTCGGTGAGTTAGCAGACTTAATGTACTTTATTAAGAAGCTATATAGAGCTCTTAAAGTACCAACTACTCGTATTGATCCAGAAGATCGTACTGTAGATCCAGCATCTATTTTACGTGAGGAGCTTAAGTTTGCAAAATTTGTTATTCGACAGCAACAGAAATTTGCTGCAGCAATTAAGAAAGGATTTACTACTCACCTTAAACTTCGTGGGTTGTGGGAGGAATATAACTTGGTAGAGACTAATTTAGATATTGTATTCAACGTACCATCTAATTACTTTGAAATGCGACAAAGTCAGAAGCTTGAGCTTAAAGCTGCTAACTTTAATAATTTAGCATCTAATGAATTTATCTCTACTACTTACGCTCAGAAGAAATATCTTGGATGGAAAGATAGAGATATTCTTGCTAACAGAGAGTTCCTCCGGAAGGATGCAGAAATGCAATGGGAATTAAGCCAAATTCAAGCTGGTGGTCCGCTTTGGAAAGAGCAAATGGCTGCTGCAGTTGGAGGCGCTGACGGAGCGATCGGAGGCGAAGGAGGAGGAGTTGCTGGTGATGGTAGTATACCAGAGTTTGGCGGCGGCTCAGCTGCAGAAGCTGGCGACGCAACAGATGTAGATGTTGATACAGATGTTGAGACAGATACCTCCGGAGCTGGAGCAGCTGATGATATCTAAACTCTATCGTGAAGGATTAAAGCTGTAATATTGAGCTCTATAGTAAATGTTACCAGCGGTTGTAGCCGTTGCTGACACTTGTGCAACATTAGTTAAGCCTCTGAAAGTAAACTGCTCACCCGCTGAGAGTATAAACCCGTTCAAAGCATCTGAATAATCATTATCATAAACTGTAAGAGTATTAGTTGTCCTATTCCATATAGTTATTTCCGAGCAAGGATGTCCACCTGTTAAAGCTAAACCTGTAGTACTGGTTGCTGCTGCTTCGCCAGGAATCGCGGCTCCGGTTAAAATCGTCATTGAAGTTTTAATATGTTGATTAAAAGACCTACAAAGATTAAAATTTACATATCCATTTTTAGATTCTGCATTATTAGCCATACAATTATTTAGTCATCGGCATAAATAATTACATGGCTTCCGCATGTGTTATTTCACCTTTATCGGCATTCTTATCAACAAATCTTAATAATAAGATTGATACGTATGATAGATTAGGTGATAGGATCAAAAGATCACTAGGATACCCACTTGTTTCTGTTGAGATACACTCTGATCAACTTAGAGAAAATATTCAAATTGCAGTTGAATATTTTACAAAGTATGCAGGTTATACACGTGAATATATGATTTTTGATTCGAATCTATACGAAACAAATAAAGGTATTCGACTTGATATGCTTTACACATTGGCTAACACTGATATGGATACTGCAGCTAAACAAGTTGCAGGTACTAATCCGCTAGGGCCTAGTTCAGAATTTTATGGTGAAACTCCTGATATTACTTATGTAGCACAAACTGATGTATTATCTTCTGTATTTACAGCGCAGAGTTCACTAAGCGCTACATTTAAAGATGGTATCGAGCCTGGTGAACTATTCGATTACTCATTAGTTGCAAATATTACTGCAATCGATAACTCACTTGATAATCTTTCTGCTTTTAAACCTACTAAAAGAAAAACATTAACACAAGCTGGTACAGCAGCAGATATAACTCAATATCAAAACGTTTTTGACTATGATGTAATGGATTATAGAAAGGTTATTGAAGTTACAGATTTTGAAGAAGGTTCGAATACAGGTATTAACACTTTATTTACCCTCGAGCAAACATTAGCGCAACAAACCTACTTCTCATATGCGATGGGTAATTATGGTTTTGATCTTGTTTCGTGGTATACTATGAAGGAGTGGATTGATACACGTGAAAAAGTACTAGCTTTAAGAAAAGATCTACAGTTTGATCCACGTACTCAATACTTAAAAATGTATCCACAACCAATAACAGAAAGATTCTACGGAGTTGTCTCTTGTTATATTGAACGACCTATACGGGATGTTATTAAAGAGCAGTGGGTATATGAATATGCACTAGCTCTATCAATGATAACTGTTGGTAGGGTTAGAGGTAAGTTCGGTAGTGTTAACCTACTAGGAGGAGGTGCTCTTAATTATGATCTGCTTGCCGAAGGTAATCAAAAGAAAGCAGAATTAGAAGCTAAGTTACTCGAAGGTGCTTCTCCAGGTATGGGTGATGCAGATCCAGCTCTATTTATTGTTGGATAATGAAGAAAAATTCTAGATATAGGCAAGGTATATTTGTACCTAAAAATATCGATAAATTTATCGGTGAGCGCGCTATATATAGATCTGGTTTAGAATTAAAATTTTTTCGATTCTGTGATAATAACCCTAAAGTAGTTAGATGGGGTAGTGAAAATGTTGTTATACCTTATTATAACCCTTTAACAAAACGTAATCATAGATACCATGTAGATAATTATGTTGTTATTAAAGAAGGTACAGCTATTACTAAGTATCTTGTAGAAATAAAACCATATAAGCAAACTTTAAAGCCTACTACTAAATATAAACAAAAAAAGCATATTATATATGAGCAAGTTCAATTTGTTAGAAATCAAGCAAAATGGAAAGCTGCAAGAAAATACTGCAAGGGTAGGGGTTATAAATGGTTAATCTTAACAGAAAAAGAGCTTTCGTAGCTTCCGGGCATAAATAATAGTATGTCACTTAAACTTAATCTAGTATGTGAAAATCCTGATCTTAATGATCAATTCGAGATCATTGAAGAACAAACTAATAAAGATTCTCCATCAAATCTTTTTATTAAAGGACCTTACATGATGGCAGAAGGAGTTAATAAGAATAAAAGAATGTATCCCCTGCATGAGCTTGTGCGGGAAGTTGCTCGTTATAATGAAGAAATGGTTAAACCAGGTCGTGCGATGGGAGAGTTAAACCATCCATCTACAGCAGATGTTGATCTTGAACGCGCGTGTCATATAGTAACTGAAATGACTCAAGATGGTAATGTGTTTTATGGTAAATCTAAAGTACTTTCAACACCATGTGGTAAAATCGTTCGTGCATTAGTAAATGATGGAGTTAAAGTAGGCATGTCATCACGAGCCTTGGGTACACTTGAAGAAGGTAGAGAGCATAATACGGTAAAAAATATGAATCTGGTGGCTATTGATTGTGTTGCTGACCCTTCATATCCTAAAGCTTTTGTTAATGGTATTCTAGAATCAAAACAATGGGTACTTGCTGATGATGGTAAGTATGAGGAGATTTATGATAACTTCGAAAGAGCTGTGGGAAAGCTTCCTAAGAAAGAAGTAGAAAAGTACTTGCTGGAAAGAATTATGACTTTTATTAACAAAATTTGATTTTAATATAAACATTAATAAATAAAAACATGGCCGAAAAAAATACAACCAAAAACAAGATAGTTAGGTTTATCGATGCTATTTCTGATAAAAACTACGCTGCCGCGAATAAATATTTACAATCGGCTGTTAACGATAAGCTTGAATCAAGAATAAAACAAGCAGCAGAAAAACCACTCTTTTAAATTATGAATAAAAATCTATTACCAAAAGAACTACAAGATGTACTCACCGAAGAGAGCGTGAGTGTCATTGAAACGGCTCTTAAAGAGAAAGTCGAGCTTTCTGTTGAAGCAGCCCTTACTAGCCAAGATGAACTCTATGCCGAAAAGCTTGAAGAGCTGGTCACACGAATTGATAGTGACCATACTTCTAAGATGCAGACAGTTGTTGAAGCTGTAGATAAGAATAATGCCAATAAGTTGGTACAAGTTATTAAAAAATACGAAACTGAAATTAACGAAGGTGCATCTGATTTTAAAGAGCAACTAGTTGAGTCTATTTCCAGTTATATTGAAGAGTATATCGACGAAGCAATGCCTGTAGCTGCTATTGAAGAAGCTACTAAAAATAAGACAGCATACTCCGTCCTTACTAATCTCCGTTCAGTACTTGCTGTTGACTCTTCACTTATGAGTGAGTCAGTTAAGGAAGCTATTGTAGATGGTAAATCTCAAATTGATGAGCTCAAGTCTGAGTTCGATAAGATCAAGCAAGAGAATGCGCATCTTAAAGAAGCATATGATAAGACTAGCGCAAAGCTTGTACTTGAGCAGAAAGTCTCAAGGTATAGTGATAAAAAAGCTAATTATCTTAAGAAAGTTTTGAGTGATAAATCAGCCAAGTTTATCACAGAGAATTTCGAGTACACTGCACGTCTCTTTGATAAGAAAGAAAAGGAGCAAATGGCAGTTATTCGTGAGGAAGCTATTAGTAATCGCACTGTGAAAGCTGATGCTCCTAAAATCGTTGAGGAGAAAGTAAAACCTTCTACCCCAGAGAATCCGTATCTTGCGGGTCTGGATAAGATGAAATAATTTTTCACCCTGAACAATGAGACATGAATAGTGTCTGAGTAACTTGGGATTTAGTCCCATGAAAGGTCGAAACAAAACAAAAAAATATATTATTATGAACAAACCACAATCATTTATTGATCAGGACCGTGCTGCAACTCTTTTGGAGAAGTGGGCACCGGTCCTTGACTATACATCTGATAGCGTTAAAGCTATTGAAGATGATCATACCCGCCTTAATACCGCGGTCCTCCTGGAGAACCAGGAGAAATGGTGTATCGAAGAGGACAACTCCACTGGTGGTGGAGCTCTTGGTGGATCTGCTCAGGGTGGAGTACAATTCAACCCTAACGTAGCAGGTGGCTCCAGCTCAGCCGATACATATGCCCCGAACGATGCTCGCCTTCCTAAGGTACTCATCCCGATGATTCGTCGTACATTCCCAGAACTTATCACTAACGAAATCGTTGGTGTTCAGCCTATGAGTGGACCAGTTGGTCTTGCATTCGCATTGCGTTATGCTTACCAGAATGAGTTCCTAGGAACTGGAATCGATGGAAAAACCCAAGCTGCTGCAGGCGGACAAGCTGCTAAGACCCCAGGTCTTTCAGGTTCTGCTGGCCTTCCGCAGACTGAACTCGGATATCAGCTTCTTGATACCCGCTTTACTGGTGCCAGCTCTGCTGACCTTACCGGAAATGCTGGATATTGGGCTTTCGCTGATCAAGACAAAGGTGTCGCACAGATCCTTTCTGCTTTCGAGATCACTGGAAACATTCCACAGGTTGAAGTTAAGTTCGAAAAGACTGCTGTTGAAGCTGGTACACGTCGCCTTGGCGCACGTTGGTCAGTTGAACTTGAGCAGGACCTTAAGAACATGAACGGAATCGACATTGACGCTGAGATCACTAATGCCATGAGCTACGAGATCCAAGCTGAAATCGATCGTGAGATGCTTATGCGCATGATCCAGTCCGCACTTGGTGCAGGATTTGGACCTGGTTTCTCAGTATGGAGCCCTGCTTCTGCTGATGGTCGCTGGCTCGTTGAGCGTAACCGTGACTTCTACCAGCGCTTGATTATCGAAGCTAACCGCATTGCTGTACGTAACCGTCGTGGTGCTGCTAACTTCGTTGTTGCTACTCCACGTGTATGTGCTATCCTTGAGATGCTCCCTGAATTCCAGTGGGTACCTGTACAGGGTGATGTAAATACACAGCCTGTTGGTATTGCCAAGGTTGGATCACTTGGTGGACGTTTCAACGTTTACCGTGATACACGTACTGAAGTTCAGTCTGGTAACTACACACCTACCGTATACGGTGGTGGTACTACTAACGTTGAGTACGCACTTCTTGGATATAAGGGACCTGAGTTCTATGACACAGGTATCATTTATTGCCCATACATCCCAGTTATGGTTCAGCGCACAATCGGACCGAACGACTTCGCACCACGCGTAGGACTTCTTACCCGTTACGGTGTTGTCGACAATATCTTTGGTGCTAACCTCTACTATCACGTCATTATTGTACAGAATCTTGGCCAGGAGTTCACTCCAGGATCAAGTGCTGTATACTTCTAAGATCTATTAGTATTACACTATTAACCAGAACGGGTCCAGATGGACCCGTTCTTTTTTTGTAAAAAGTGGACTTGATTGATTAAATATTAACATATGAAATTTACTAACATTATTCTAAATGGGACTGGTAAGTCAGGTGCTGATGAAGGTCAAGGACTTCGACGCTTTGAACATCACTATGTTCTAGATTCAGGCTGGGCAGTCGGTACAACTGCCGACGTCGCTACACTTTCAACATACTACGCTGTATGGAATACGTTTCCGACAATGACGGGTACCAACGTTAACATCCCGGCAATTAATGTATCAGGTACTGAGCTTTCTGCTATTGGTATTTCTCAATTGACCATTAGATCAAAGACCGGATTTACGGGAGGTGTTCTCGACATGGCAATTGTTCGTAAGGAAGATAGTAAAGCTGTTTCAATTACATTACCTGCGTCTGCTGTTCTTACCACTAATGCTGCTGCTATGGGCGCTTCTTCTCTTGTAATGCTCTCCGCTGCTTATACCGGTGCAGGACGTCAAGCACAGATTAAAGTAGTTCCTCCATCACAAGGTCCATGGACTCCGGAGCGCGGCCGTCTACGTAATCAAGGGCAAATTTAATTAATTAAGTTAGTTACATATCAAAAAGAACGGTAGGTGCTTTGTACCTACCGTTTCTTGTTGCTCAGACCCTGTCTAAGCCTATTTTACCGATTCTACGTGTATATTTACAGTGTGGTTTTTACCCTTCTAGAGCCTCTAATCTAGCTGTTAAATTATCAATAACAGCTTG